ATCTTCAGGTGGTGGATTAGGACCAAAGTTAATGGTGTTGTATTCAGTTGCTTCTCCTACACGCAGCAGCGCCCACAGCAGCCACTCGTTGTAATCAGCTTGTACATTCTGTGCCGTTAAATCTAACGGAGGTAAAACTGAAGGAAAGTTATCTGATGTCGGAAAATCATCAGGGAGGATGCGTGCTCCACCGCCACCACCTGAGGTCAGTCGTGATTTAAATGCTAGAGGTAAAGTAGCGGTTGTTTGTGCTACATCTTCAGCACCCTTTACTGCTTCCCATAATCCAGCATCAGTCCATACATACAGGATGTTGTTATATGTATCATACCAAGTAGAACCAATGACTGCTTGCTGTTGCGGAACACTGTTGCCTACATATGCCAGTCCGTCACCACCGTTGGTCTGCCAGTACTGACCATCGATTGATACGAACAGACGACCCTGTCTAGTATCAAACCATAAATTACCATCGTCTGGAAGCTCAGTCCAATTACCTTCAATTGACCCATCAGGGTTAATGATGATTTCCCAACCCGGTGGGTATGTTCCAATGTCAATATTATTAGCACCACCTATACAATCTGCTAGGTCTTCAATAGCAGCAATAATGCCAGCAAAGTTATGGGGGTATGCTTTGGTTACACCACAGCTAGTAACGGCTAAAGCATCTTTAACTGCCGCAATAATTCCGCCGTAGCTTTCACGCTGCTTTAGACCTAATTTGTAGTGTTCACCAGGCTGAGGTTTCCAAGTCTGCAAGCCTTCAGAATTATACGTAGGAGTATCCACACTAATTACAGCTTAACTTTCTACTATTGTATCTATTAGAAGTTACTATTCAAAACCACATATGCTAGCTCAACATCATCTAGATTGAGGCCCTGTGCCATTGCAAATATAACCTCTAGTGTCGTAATTCCTCCACGCTTATAAGATGCTTCAAACTTATCTCCTACTTCATTCATTTCCTTATTTAATTTTTCTTCAAAATTTACACGTGCTTCTACTGTCGGATATTGACTTGGCTCAATTACCTGCTTGTGCTCAATAAACATAGCAGCAATAGAATGTTTGCATAGCTTGTAACTCATGCGATGCTCTCGGCTCTCCCAGCTTTCGATCTTACCAGCAGCTTGATTTTTACCTAACGCATCAAAGTCACCTTGGCCTAGCACTGTCGGCAACGGATATCTTCTTTGCCTGTTAACTTTTCGTTGCCCGGAATCCTCAGTTTGCTGTGGCGATGACAGCATTGCATGTGAGTAATTAGGGCAGCTGCAGCTATATAACGTCGCAGGCTGTAACGGGTTACCCGAAGTAAATACCTCATCCATCCATGGGTCTACGTCAGTATTTATATACAGCCAAGGGTCTTCTTCTTGGCCCAGCTTTGATTTTGTAAAACCATAGTCAGTAAATATAAGAGTTCCACTATTGCCAATGTTGGAATATAGTTCAACAGATGTAATTGCTGGAACTGCAGTTATCTCCAAATTACCTTGTACCATTGCTACGCCAAGGATTGTAAATGGCATTACTGAATATGATAATGTTTCAACTCTGTCTTTGACAACATCGGCTGTTAAATACTGTCTGCCAAAAAATCGTTGATATAAGTCCTTTTGATAAATGTATGTTCCATTGATTGAGTATGTACATTCATCCGAACTAAATATTTTCGGTAGTGATTTGATGTCGTATAGGCTTGGGGGTAATGCCTCGGATTGTGCATCTAATACTGAGATTGAAGCACCCTTGTTTGTATCTTGCAACTCTAAGCCAAAGTAATCAATACCGTCTATCCAGTTAATGCTTTCAACATCTGCTACTGGTTTTTCCACATAGAAGTTTGGAATATATACTACTTGTCCTACTAAGTTTTCGTAATTTTCTATTGATACATTTTCATTTAGAACAATGCTATCGACTGGTATGATGACTTTGATATTCGTTAAATCTTGAAATGACTTACCTACATATAGTGCTGGTTTCTCTTCACTGTCTAGAACGTAAGTTAGTGATGCTTCTGTTTCGCCATCTGTGAGACGTTCACCAATCATTCGTAGTAATAAGCTTGAATCAGCACCGGGTGCCCCTTTACACCAGATTTCTCTATTAGCTTTATTGTTTGGATACAGTAGTGGGTCACTCTTTACTTCTGTAATTACACCTAAGTCCGGTTCACTTGTGCATGTTCTTTTAATTACATAGTGATTGTTACTGTCAGCATTTTTAGTTGCAAACTTATACCCTGTAAACTCTACATCAACTTCGTTAGGTGTTCCCTGATACAGCACTGATTTGTTCCGTGATTGCTCATACTCCTGTGATAAGGAATCGTATGTTTCTAATTGATACCAAGCAGCACGGTTGTAGTACTCGTATCCTTTACGCCATTTAACCCAGTCTGAATCTAAGTTCCATTTTTCAATAACACTACGATTGACTGATGAGCCATATCGTCTATTTGACGGATACAGTCCAGCAGCCCCTTTACCTTTACCTTTATCTACTCGTCCTAGGTCTTTAAACGGTTTTAATGCAAATGAATCTGTTTTACCATACCCATTCTTTTTCCTTGGCATTAATAATATCCGCCTTGCACTCCAAGCAATGGTGCATCTGCAGCTTGGTCACCCTTTGACTGTTCTTCTACAGCTGCCCACAACGCTTTACCTCTAGGGATATAGAGAGCATTGAATTGGCTATCGCTGCCTGAGTGTGGCATTGGTGCCAAAACAAACGGTAAGTTACCTGTTGCTATTCTTGTCTTTTGGCCTAACGTTGTGCCACCCAGCAGTGTTCCAATGTATACACTTTGTTGTGAACGTAGGTAGTCTGATGCACTACTTAAATACAAGTTAATTGTGTATCCAGTAGTTACTTTTCTTGCAATTGCGTAAATGTCTTCAGCGATTGCTCCATCGTTTGTAGTGCAATCGATAACAAGAACTGCACTGTTTGTTCCACTGATTTCTAGTCCAGTATCTTCTGCAATAGTTGCACCAGCAAGGTTGACAACTTCATGCAGAACTCTATCTACTAGAAGTGGTTGCTTATTAGTTGAAGTAGATGCCATTGTTATTTACCTTATGCGTTTGGTTTTTGATTGCGACCGCCACCACGGCCTGTGCTCATTCCAAGGCTTCCAGTTTTACCAGAACCTAGATTTTCAGGATTACCTAATTCTAGTGATTGGGTGTTATTACCAACCATAGGCATTATTGTATTTGTTTGGCCTCCCATATTTGATGAGAACTGACCAGGATTAGTTTGACCTGCTATCTGTGTTTCAACAGGTGTCCCCATCATACCTAGAGGACCAACTTGATAAGAAGGTGTTGTGTCACTACTAGAGGCATACAGTTTTTGGGCACGGCTTGTTGCTTCCATTGCTGCTGCCATTGGATTCAGCATCTCCATCCCCATGCCTTCTTTAGGCTGTTGGACGGTGCCATATGCTTGTTGATTAAGCATTTGTCCTGGTACTTGATTTTCTGGTTGTCCAGAGTTTTGTACAAAACCGACACCACCCATACGTCCATCAGCAAGGCTTAGTCCACCATCACCGTAGGGATACAAGTTAGTTCCACTCATTGAACTTGATTGAGCTGCACCACCACCCATTGACATCCCTACTTGAGGATTGTTCATCATATTGCCTGCACCTTGTGGCATACCAGGAATTGGTTGGGCTGGGATACCACTTGTGGGGTCTGTAGATACTGTCTGTGCACCGCTGGGGTCTGCATCACCCATTTGCATCCGACGCTTACGCTTTGCTTCTGACATGATTAAACCTGATACATTTGTTGACGGTCATTGAGGCCCATGTATTGACGACCTTGAGCCATCATTTGGACACGTTCAGCAGCTTGCTGTCCTGCCATTTCGTTATCTGCTTGAGGCGCAATTGTTTGTGAGTAACCACCGTCAAGATAACCAGTTTGATTACGTGGCTCTTCCATTACTTGATTACCGGCGTTATCAAACTGAGGTTTAAAGTTGCCGTAAGCTCCATCGATTGCATCACCTGTTGTGATGTTCACGTTTCCATAACGTGGGTCACGAGAAGCCTTTGATGCTTGACCTGTTCCGTTTTCGTACACGGACTGGACACCCCAAACAAAATCACCACCCATTCCAGCTTGTGCTAGTGCAGCAGCTTTCTTGGATTCGTAATCAGTATCTCTACCGCGACCCATTGTAATTTTTTGAGTTGCCATAATTTTCTAATTATTTCCTATGTTTATTCTACAGTTAACGCCACATTGTGTTGAGCATGATGCGTGAACCAACTGCAGTATCAGCAGGGCCAGGCACAGCCATAATAAATTCAGAGCCAGCTCTATCGAAGAGATAGCGTCTCACTTCTGGACGCCTGTAGTTTGCTACATATAAAGTTTCTGCTAGACGGTCCACTTCACGCAGGTAGATTTCCCACGCATACTCGTCACCCTTAAGTGGGTCTGTCGTTCTAATTGTTCGTTGGACATCGCCTGCAATCTGTTCAATCCTACTTGCATTGACCTGTCCGTTATCAATGTCGTAGTATTCACTTGCCTCAAATGCTAGGTCACAACGTCTGATGTGATTAACGATTTGGTTATACCAGTATTCATCGGGGATTAACGCCATTGCTTCTTCTAGGCGTGCTCTATCACCAGCAGGGATTTGTGAACCTGCGTTGATACCAATATGAAATCTTGTTTTAGTCTTTAGTAGGTCGTCTAACTGCATTATCCCAGTAACCCCTGTGATGAATAGGCATCGCGGAGAATGTTCTCTAGTGCTGCTTCGTCACCTGGCATCATTCCACCTTGTGCCTGAATTTTGGCAAGCATTGCGCCAGCTGAGCCTGTTTGATTAGCCATCTGATGTTGTGCAACAGCACCTAGGCCACCACCGAGGATTGCACCAACAAGCCCACCAGCCATACGAGCACCTGGTTTCATCATGTGGTTTGTTCCACGTAGATGACCAATACCTTTACCCACCATGTGTGGGACAGCACCTGTTAGTGCTCCCATAGCGGCACCACCACCCGCTCCAAGTGCAACCATGTCACTCAGACGTGGACCCTGTTCAGCTTCTTGCGCCGCTTGTGCTAATAGCACCTCTTCAATACGTGGGTCCATTACTGTCTACACCTTTGTTATTAATATTTTAACTAATGAAGATAAGGTCTTCATCAATCAACTGTTCCCAATTCACACGTGGAATGTTCTCTAGCTGCTTGAGGTTTGCAAACCTCTCACCACTGAGGGACATACGTAGCTCAACGATACGCTTAGCTGTTGCATAACCTACTCCAGGCAGACGTTTTGCAATTTGTTCAGCAGGTGCTGTATTCAAATTCAAACGTGTATCTTCAATAGGAACAACTGTGTTGGGCATTTGCTCTTCTGGTTCTGGTGCAATTTGCGGGGCAGCGACTTTTGCGAGACGTCCTTTATCACGGTCATAAGGCACAAGTTGCTCAAGGTTGACATAAGTAATATTCCCTCCAGCATCACGCACCATTGCAAATTCTTTATCATGCTTGTTGATAAACTCAACGAGCTTTCCAGTTTTGGAATCTTGAAATAAGTTACTCATTACTATACTTACTACACTTGTTCATTATAGGCACAAAAAAAGAACGCCTCCGAAAAGACGTTCTAATTCGTTATTGGTTATATATCAATAACCTTGGCCAGCTTCAATAGCGTAAGGGATGCTTACGTCATCGACGTCTGGTGCAGGTGCAGGGAGGTAATAGCACACTTCAACCAAGATGGCAGAAGGTGAGTTACGGCAAGCGCCAGCAGATGGCTTAAGTGCAGGGACGAGGATAGCGTCAGTTGTTACTTCAACATCAGTATCATCGGTCGCGCTAACTGCGCTTCCATCAACAATGCCGTTAAGTGCGGAAGACACACCTTCAGCAGAGAAGAAGCCGTCAGCTTCAGCAGTCAATGTTCCTGTACCAGGAGCATTACCGCCGAGAGTTTCAAGCACGATGGTTGTTGTACCAGCAACAGTTGCTTCCTGCAAACCAGGTGCAGAAATAGCTGTGCGGTATACAACAGCACCAGCAGGGATTGTCATAGGACGATCCATGCGAGGCTTGTCATCTTGACGAAGGTCAGGAGACAGCACTTTGCATGCATAAGTGCCGATAGCAAGAGAACCATCAATCTCACTGATGCTATCGTTATCTGGGTTGACGAGCACAGCGCCTACAAGGCGGTAGAACTCAACACCGGGGATAGCCACAACACCTTGATCGCGATATGCGTTCAAGTGGGCTACATAGTTACCTGGAAAAATTACGGACATAGTTAGTTCTCCTATCAATATACGAAAGAGTAACCAACCGTGATGAAATCCTTATTCAGGGTTTCAAATCCGGCGAACAGACTCCAGATCATAATGATGAATCGTGAGAAGTCATCATTGTTGTTCAGAAGAATCTGAGCGTTATTACCACCGATACCCACGCCAACAGCTTGGGGACCAAAGAAGATCAACTGAGAAGCTGCGTAGCTTGAGACGCTAGCGCTTTCATCAGTAATGACCAGGTCGTAATTAGTTTCGGGAAGGTTGGTGGACTCGAACCAACGGACACCCTCAAAGAGGAAGCCAGTAGGCATAACGGGTTGACCAGCCACAAAACCGGCTTGACCATAAGCAGGACCCATTCCTTGGTAGAAATTGGCGTTAGGTGCTTGGTTAGGCTGCATGGGGTTAATCATGCCGCTGCCGGGATAGCGAGCAATCTCGCGGAAGTCAGAATTCTGACGAAGGTGCATCATTGCCGTGGGGTCAACGATACAGCGGTAGTAACCATCAGCGAAGGTGGGAACATTACGCTTACGCATGTCCTTCACAACTTCGAGAAGGTCGGTAGTGATATCGAACTTGGCAGACTCACCAGCTTCATACTTAACACCAAGGGTGTTATTAGCTGTTGTGTCAACGCCTTTTTCTTTGCCACCGGGAAGGTAGTAACCGCCTTGCTCTTTCGAGGACTTGCCACAGGCTTCAGCCTTAAGCAGTTCGTTTGCAAAGACGCGGTCACGCCAACGACGATAGTCATCAAGCAGCGTCAAGCTACCGATTGACTGGTGAAATACATTCAAATTACCTGTATCAAGCAGCAGACGCTGAGCAGTGATCAGGGTTTCACGTGCAACTTTGAAAGTAGAAGGCTGTGCACTGTCGCGGGTATCGGCAGGACCGGTGTACTCACGAAGAGTCACAAGTACTTTGTCCTTGACGATGTTGCGAGCTGAAGCGGTTCCGAGGGTTTGGTCGGCGGTCCGCTCACGGGACTCCTTAGTGCCTGGCTTACCCCAGAAGCGGTAACGATCAAGCTGCACGGTCTGACCAGGCTGCTTAGAGAAATCGTGTACTACCACAGGCTCAACTGCCATCTCAATGATGTAAGCAGGATGAGGACGGTAAAGTTCTGCACCAAGAAGCTTGGGAAAGTCATTGTCAATCCACATGGGATATCTAACTCCAAACTAATTGTTATATAAGTGACTTCGACTTAGTCACATAGTAAGATACTACATGTTATATTAAGTAAATAAAGGAGTTTCCCGAATATACTTATGGAAAGGTTTATTGATACACAAGAATGGGTTCCAGTTCATACATTGCCGGGGTTTGAGGCTTGTATTGAATACTATGTAAATCGCAAAGGTGACGTTAAATCTACTAAGCAAAATAAAGATAGATTGCTAAAGCATCGTCCACATAAGGCTGGTTATCCAACAGTATGTTTGACTCAGCGGATTGGTAAAGGCAAAATACTTGATGTCTGTGTGCACAAGCTTGTTGCATTTGCATTTCTAGGTCCACCACCTACACCTTATGGGAATGCAAAAGGATGTACTATCGTTGACCATATTGATGAAGATAAAACTAATCCTGATGCATCGAATTTGCGATGGGTTAGCTGGACTGAGAATAATACTAAGCGTGAATACCAACGTAGACCTAAGAATACTCCTGAACAAGCTGCTGCTGCAAAGGAGCGTCAACGTATATCAAAGCGTGACTACATGCGTCGTCTCAGAGATAAACAGAAAGCAGTTAAAATAGAAGAAAGTGATACCTAATTCTGATGTCAGATAGTCTTGTACTTAAAGGTCTTAAGGACGTTCGTAAGCACACCGGCAGCGAGATGCTGCTTATGAATCCTAAGCGTGGTGGTAATTCTTACCCCGTCAAGAAGTGGTGGTCGGTAAATACAGCACAGACGGTTTATGTTGGCTGCTCTGTATTTAAAGTAACTGTTGGTAGTAACGAATGTCTGCTTGCAATCGATACTCAGGAAAAGTCAACTGTTCGTGTTGATCACGACGGTGCTTTTGGATTTAATTTCTACATTAATACTGGTATTGAACGAGCTGCTCTCTTTACCAGTGGCTGGGAAATGATCGAACACTACGTCTTCCCTCGGATTAGTGGAGGCAAAGTAATGACTGTCAGTCCTGCTGGCTCTGCGCCTAAGCCAAGTACTATTACTAGTATCGGTACGGTCACAGTGACTGATGATGGTACTACTAGTGACGAGGACACTGAGAGCTCTTCAGTTACTTAATCAATCGCATAACATACTGTTTGTTATCAATAGATTCATAAGACCTATACTCTCGCCCTATGACACATTCGATGTTGTAGGGCAATCTTTTTGTGTTCCTTGCATGAATGCCGATATAGAAGTAATCATTAGGACGTATATACATAATGTCAAACGGATGCTCTTCACGGTGCATTGTATATAGACGAACGTCTAGCCAATCATCAATAAACCTATTACCTACTTTTAGGTTATGTAGCTCTACACTGATATGTCCGTTAACGACTTTAGGTAATTGATTAGGAATTATGTTTGCTGGGTCGTAGCTATTAAGAGTGATTGGGTCTCCATCTGCATCTATTTCTGCACTCTCCCAGCCGTAATCATTTTCTATTGCTAAGTAATTTACAAGCGTACAATCCCAGCCAGATTCCTCATAGCATGCCTTTGCTACGTCACCAATAATCTCTAGGTTAACTTTAAGAAAATAGTTCTCAGCACCAAATAGCCCTACAGTATCTTCGTAACGAAGAGTATGCGGAGCCACGCTAATGCTTGTCTCGTCTGGTTTTAATATAGATGCGCCTCTGGCGTAATTTAACGACTTGGCTGCAGCTAAATGTCCAGGGCCTGTGTAATCGCTAGCACCATAGACGATATGATTCCTCTGAATCTCTTGTGTAACATCCATCTATATGCTGTGCTGTTTCTTCTATTGTATTAAAGATATTCGTTCAAATTCTCAGATTGCTCACGGATAGCACGCATAGCCTTGTTTTCTAAAGTGCGTACACGGTCTCTGCTCATATTAAGTACTTGACCAATTGCAGTCATTGACATTGGCTCTAAAATCTCTTCTCCGATGCCATATCGCATACGTACCACCGCTGCTTGCATCTCAGGAAGATCATGAATGATTTCACGCATGTTCTCTTTGATGGACTGACGTTCTAGCAGCATCTCTGGTAACTGTGTTTCATCTTCAAGCAAGTCGATTAGGGCAGTATCGCGGTTCTCACCAATCTTGATTTCTAGTGATGTCGGCTGACGTGACTTACACATCAAGTCTTTAATTTCATCTACTGTGAACTCCAGGTATTCAGCAAGCTGGAATACTGTTGGCATCTCACCGTTGATTTGACTTAGTTCCCGTTGAGCTTTCTTGAGTTTGTTGAGGTTTTCTGTAACGTGAATTGGTAGGCGTATTGCCCGCGATTTCTCCGCAATGGCCCGCGTGATGCCTTGCCGTATCCACCAATAAGCATAGGTACTAAACTTATAGCCACGACCAGGGTCAAACTTCTCGACACCACGGACGAGACCAATCGTCCCTTCCTGAATGATGTCCAAGAGTTCCATATTGCGCTTGGTATATTTCTTGGCAACACTAACGACCAGACGTAGGTTCGCTGTGACCATTTTGTCCTTAGCTTTCTCACCTTCCCTTAGTTGACGCTTGAGGTCCTTAACAGGGATACCAAGAATCCCAGCCAAATCATCTTGGCTCTGAATTTCCATTTCGCTTTCAATTTCTTTAATCTCCATTAGACGTTGGACTTTGCGACCGAGCAAGATTTCTTCTTCGTGCTCTAGCAATGGGATTCGTCCGATATCTCTTAAATATGCTCGGACAGAATCACCTGAAAGTTTGATTGATGTCATATACTACGCTTGCCTATGTATTAACTATAGCCTGTAATTCTAGCTCTTGTCAATACCTAACTGCGCATCATTGCGAACCTAGTTGATTCTGAAGGTGCCTCTTCTCTGCCTTCTAAGGCTTCTACTGCCATGGCTTGTGCAGCGTGTTCGTTAAAGCCTTTTGACTTGTAATTGTCTTCGTATTGTTGATACTTTTCTACACTTCCTTCAAAGTCGTCATGAGTTACCATCTCTGCTGCCATTTGATTAGCAGCTTGGTCTGGAATACCATCTGACTTGAGATGTTTCCAAATATTCTGATATACCTCAGGCGTTACTTCTTCGCCAGCTTTGCGCAATTGACTCACAAGACCTGCCTACTACTTATACTTTATTGTAGTAAAACTTTAACCGTAACGTCCAGCTTCTGCTTGAATCTGTCCGAGTTCAGCAGCTTGCATTGAGCCCATTGCACGACTAACTGCAATATCATTCATACGCTTATCTACTAATACAGGGTTGCCCATCTCCATGGTTGCTTTACCGTTACCGGTTGCTTCCATGATGTTGGCAATAGTATTATTCATTCCAATCTGAGCTTGATACTCAGCGGTGCTCTGCTGTGTCAATTGATTGGTTACTTGACCAATTCCTGCAGCTGCTCGCTGAGGTGCTGCCGAGATGCCATTCTGTTGAATATTCTGCATCAGCTGCATTTGATTCCTCTCTAACTGAGGATTTTCAAAGTTAGTGTATGTCCCGCCGTCTTGCTGATTCTTCATGCCAGAGTTTGGCTGAGTCATTGCAGCAACGCCACGATTTACTGACGAACCAATAAATGCTTCCTGTGTTGCAGGTAATGCCTGTTGGGGCATCTGTGTAATACGTTGTGCCATCTTTAATCAACTATCTATAGTTCTATTGTAAGGGACTACTTTAAGTAATCCCCTACGGTTATTTATCAGAAGTCTTGAACGAGCATCTTGCTTTGGAAAGCCTGAGCAGGTGCACCGGACAGATACTGCCATGCGTTCTCAGGGTTGTTGTCCATCAGCTGGCTGAAGTCACCCCAGAAAGAGTTGGCTGCGCTTTGTGCACGACCTGGTGTAGGCATATCCATTACTGGACGCTGGAAGTTCGTAGGAACTCCACGCTCTTCTTGTTGTGCAATTTCATTTGCAAACTGTTCACGCATCCGATACTCTGCAACTTGTGCTTTCTCTGATGCAGTCAGAGTTGGATAAGGACCTTCAGCACCGAAGAAGCCGTTCACATAATCAGCAAGGACGTCAGGATTGGTGAGCATGATGTTCATTGCAGCACGCTCTTCAGAGGCTGCATCAAGCATCAAGTTCATTGTGCCGTTACGTCCGACCTGTTCAATTAGGGCGTCTTCTACTGCACATGCGTAGTGATTAAGCAGAGCAGGAGCTTCAGCACCAAAGTGCTCAAGAACTTCAAGGCTTACGTCAGAGATTTGGCTGAGGTAAGAATCACTTGGAGCGCTTTGACTTTGACTTAGATACTGAGCCTGAGCCTGCGCTTGAGCCGCGTGCTGCTGCTGAGCCACCAGCTGCTGGATTTGGCTGAGCTCCTGGGCCGAATAACCCTGGGTTGAAGCTTGGGGAGCGTAAGTCTGCTGCGCCTGACTCGCCCATTGCTGGTGCGCGGGTGAGCCCCAACTGGCCTGGGTACTGGCTTGAGTTGTTGGCGTCTGATACGCCGAGTATGACGCCTGGGCCGGGGAGGCTTGAGGCGTATTCAGGCTTGCGCTGAGTGCCTGGAACGCTTCCTGCCATGGATTCGCTGCTGCTGCCGGGGCCGCCGAAGCCTGCGGGGCCGCCGTTTGCTGGTAGGCCATTGAACCCACCGGAGCCACTTGAGGAGCTGCCTGGTAACTGGACGGGGCGCTCATCCCGTGTGGGGAGGCCAAGCTGGGAGCGCTTACGATCGGCGTCGCTGAGCTTGCTGATGGCGCTGTCGCCATTGTCGGGCTGGTACTTTCCACTGTAACTTAACTCCTTACGTAAAAATTCGAGTGATCTATATAGGAATCCTGTGATATCAAGATTCGGGTCAGCCGCTAATGGCTGATTGGGCATTTGTGGATGTGGCAGCTGATATAACTGACCAATCATCCCTATGAATGAATTAAAAGCTTGTTGAGATTGTTGAACCATCCTGAATGGGAATCCAGTCAACATGGCAGCACGTTCTTCATCAGTTTTGCTAGGGAAGAGATACTTAAGTGCTTCAATAGAATCGACACCTAATTCTTGTAGGTTTCTAACGACAATACTGTTATTTAGAATGCCTTGAGAATCCTCTTCGAAAATCTCCCCGGTCCAGCGCCAATTAACTTTGCTGCTGCCATCTGGGATTAAACCAGTAACCCCATTAGGTATTTGACCTGACTCAATACTAGCAGAAAACAATTGTGCCCTTGTATCAAGGAACTTTTGCTGTTCTTGCTGATAAATCTTTTGTGCTTGTTCAAACTCAGCAGGGTCTTGATACTGCTCTTGTAGAACTGGCTCAGGATTTGTAAGCCCCATTGCTGTGGCGAAAGATTGTTCAAACAAATATTCTTCATGCTGAATCATCATTGCAAATAATTTGCACAGTCCATACTCGAACAATGCCTTTGCTTTTTTCTCTGCAGTTGCTGCACATCTGCCATACAGAGACTTCATCTCATAAGCAGAAGATGCCATGTTGAAGTCAAGGTCATCTACTCCACCAAGTGCTAGACGAATTTCTGACCTGTACTGTTTGACGTACATGTTCTGGTCACCACTGACAGCATCAGGTGTCATATAGGACACACGGTCAGTTGGCTCAAGGTTTGCAATTACACGTGGAACTTTGATTTGTCCATCGATACCAGCACTGAAGCCTGGCTGACTTGTGCGTGTGCTTGGCCTATCCATTGCATAGAACCCAGCTTGTGAGCTAATGGTTGGACGCATTGCACCTTCATCACCACTTTCAAGAATGTCGTGACGTGGACGGCTGGATACCAGTGTGGGGTTACCGAAGAACTTCATGTTCTTACGGACGTTACGTACAAGCTCATCGTGGAACAGGATTTGATTAGCCATCCAATCAAACTCACCTACCCCTGTTGATTCGCCAGTGCAATCCAAGTGATTAAAGACTTCAACTGCAGGAATGAAACCAAGGCTGTTGCTCAGTGTTTCTGTTTGACCTGGCTGCTGCATGGTCATTGCATTGGTGCCATTCTCGAAGTCAATCTTTTCGTTTGAGATTGTCTGCTCGATACGGTCTTTATAGACTTTTAGTTTTATATACTTCTTACGTCCGCCACGCTTATTAGGCACAGCATACGCATCCATCATATGTGGCTCTTTCACAGCAAACGTATAGATAAGCTCTACATGTTCAATATCACCATTCTGGTCTCTATAACATCTGTAGCTATCTTTCGGGAAGTATAGAATCTGATAGGTATCTCCTGATGGCCTGAAATAGAATAAACCTTGTCCATCACACAAGAAATAATCAATGATGCTGTCAAGCTTCATTTCAAGCATATTGCTTTCGTAAACTCCTTTTATGAATTCACGGCGTCCTGCGTAAGAATCCTGGTCACAGAAAAACTCAACACCACGTCTCAAGATAAACAGACGCATTTGAGCAAGGTGTGATGACACAATCATTGTGTCTACAGGTAAGTCACCTCTCTTCTCTTTAGCTGCGTTAAGTATCTCTTGAAACTGAGTGCTATTGTTGGACATTTCTATTTCTTCATATCTTTATTTAGTCTAGCGAGTGATAATTATTACAGACTATCTTCGAACTTTTTCACTGAGTCCTTCGTTGTATCATTATCCATTGGGTCTGAAGGTGATTCAGGCATCTGGAAATCAGGTGCCTTCTGTGCGAAAATATCACCTAAGTAGAAGTTCTGCTGTGCATCAGCTTTCTGTCGCCAGTAGTTCTGTGAATAACCAAGGCTGTTATACAAATTCGCTGCACGGTCTTTAGCTCCAACCAAGCCTGTTGCCTGTTCAGATGCTTGAGCAGCACGTTTTATTCCATTGGTTTCACTACTTGACCTTGCATGCTGATTATTGTTTAGTGCTGTATAAGCAGCAGCACCTTGCATATTGCTGAAGCCATCACCAATACCAGCAATATTGACACTGTAATCATTGCCAATATTAGAGTATTTAATGTCGTTATAGTCACCGATATTAGTTGTCATATCTTCTTTGTTGCCAGCATTTTGGCCAATGTTATTGGTTTCAGTACTGGTTGTATTGGTCGTTGTATCACCCTTTTTGTTCATGTATCTTGTTAAATCATTCGCATAGTCTGTTTTGAACTGCTGCGCTGATTTTTTGTAAGAACCTGCTGGAGGACGCTCATTTGTTACAGCATCAGCAGGAAAGTTAGTGACTTTACCTTTAGGCTTCTTTTTATCTGTTCCACTCTTCTCATCAAAATTAGGATTACCCCCTGCAAACATCTGAGGTGATTCAGGTTGCTGATACTGCTTAAATTTCTTTTTAATTTTATTTAAGTCGAGTCCGTAGTTGCTCATTTGTTTTCTCTATAAGGCAAGATTTCTTTGACTATTGGCAACGTTAATGCTGCCCATGTTTAAGCTGTAATCGTTACCAATTGAAGAATTATTAATTGTATTGCCGTCTCCAATAGTTGTTGTCATGTCGCCTTTATTGCCAACGTTCTGTTCAATGTTATTGGTAATGCTGTTGCTTTGGCTAGTGCTGCCACTTTCAGTAAATGATTCAGCTCGTTCTTTTGCTAGGCCACGGATAAAATCATCGTTATCCCATACTGGTCCACTATCACCCATGCCACCACCCATGTCGATTCCGCCTGGGTTGAAGTTCACAGCTGGTGGCCTATATGAACCAGCACCAGCACCTACACTTCCACCTGAGTAGCCACCGCCACCGCCACCGCCACCTCCGCCGCCACCTGACTTAGCGCCTGCTTGAATTTGTCTATATAAATCTCCACCTACACCGCCGTTGCCCATTTTGCTTGGGTCAGCATTGATTTTAGCTAGCAGATCTGCATCACTGATGCCTGCACGCTTGTCTCTTTCGTAATCAGCATGGCCATAATAATCTACGGAACCTTCTCCGGGTTTGCCTCTATCGGCTCCTACAGCTCCAGTATTTAATCCCATTTGTGCCTAATGCGTTATCTTTCCTGATTTTAGCAAATATTAATTACTAGTCCTACATTGAGTAGTTTGAACTGTTGATATTCCCTAAGTTGATGCTGTAGTCATTTCCAGCTCTAACATTGTTCAGCTTATTGTTATTGCCGAAGCTTGTAGTCATGTTGCCTTTGTTTCCTGTATTTTGTAGAAAATCATTATTTACTCTATATGAATTATTAATTGTGGTGTTTCCGTTACTTACTCTGTAATCTGCGTTGGCCCTATAAGCGTCAGCTCTTTTATCTACTAAGCCCCATACATAATCATCTTTGTCCTTTTTCTTTTTATCGGCTGCTGCTTGCTGTGCCTGAGCTTTAGCTGCAGCTTCTTGCTGTGCCCGAGCTTCAGCTGCTGTTGCCTGTTCTGCCTTTGCTCTATCTGCTGCAGCTTTTTTATCGGCAGCTCTTTGAGTTTCTTGCGCTTCTAACGAGCCTAATCTATTTAGCAAATCTGACCTAAATGCTTTTGTTTCCTCTTGTTGTTGCAGGTTGTTAACATTTATGTTGCCATTGTTTTCACTCTTGTCATTACCAATTTGTGAGTTAGTAATTGTATTTTCATTCCCAATCTCCGTTGTCATATCCCCTTTGTTACCAACGTTCTGTTCAATGTTATTAGTCACTGTATTTGTATTCTTGTCGCTTTTATTCTTATATTCTTTTGCTCTCTCTTTTGCTTCTTCTCGTGCTTTGTTCTGCTGTGACTCTTGAGTATCTTTATTTATTTGTTGATTTGATACATTTATGTTACCAGTATTCTCACTGCTGTCATTACCAATTTCTGAGTTTGTAATTGTATTATCATCCCCAATGTCAGTTTTCATATCTCCCTTGTTTCCAACATTCTGAGTAATGTTGTTGGTGATTGTATTACCCTCTTTAGTCGTTGTGTTTGTATATTCTTCGGCTCGGCCTTTAGCTTCTTCTATTGGTGTTTCTTTTTTAACCGGAGCTTGAGGAGTAGGAGCTGGCTCCTTGTTTAGTGCAGCCTGAGCTGCTGCATCCTTTTGCCTTTGAGCTGCATCAAGGTCAGCCTGACGTTTGGCTGCTGCATCTGCTGCTGCTTTATCTGCTGCCGCCTTATCTGCTGCTGCTTTATCTGCTGCCGCTTTATCTGCTGCCGCCTTATCAGCAGCTGCTTTATCTTTGTCAATTTGAATTTGTGGGTCTACGTATCCGCTGAAGTTATCATACTTTTGTATGTTCTTACTCCAATCATCCCATGTAATTATTTGAGTAACAAGTTGTCCTTGAGGCCCATATCTTGTTCTGTTGCTACCAAAGAGTTGGTTGTATCGTTTGTAGGCTGCGTCAGTTTTAGCTGAGCTTACTTCTTGAAAGGTTTTACCTTCTTTAACTGCTTTAGCATCTGCTAAGTCTTGTGCTGTATAAGAACTACCTTCAGCTGAATAGTTGGTAATAATATTGTCTGCTACTGCTTGGTCACCACCAGTGTTATATAAATCTTGCCAGCTACCAACTAATTGGTCACGTGCAGCAGCTTGCTGGTCTTTCTTAGCTTGAGCAGCAGCTTGCTCTTGTTTTTCACGTGCTATTCGTGCATTACTCTCTTGTTCACGTTGATACCAACCCATAACACTAACTACACTTATAGACTCTCAGTATTTTAATTATACAAATTAAAGCTCCATTGCACTCTCGTTATATTCCAAATGCAGAGCCCCACGTCTAAGTAGTCCGCCCATCGTCAGCACCATTGAGTCCACTGCGTCATCATGTGGCGAATGTCCGAAGTTGATGAGTTCATCCTCAAGGATGTTCCACTTACGCCACTTGTTCCATACAACCTTACGGTGTTCATACAGGCCAAGCACTCCACGTAGTCTTGCAAGCTTGTCACCTTTAAACCCTTTGACTGGTGAGCAGCTCAGGTTATACAGAGCACGTTGCTCAAACATCACACGTTTGAAGTCGCCTTCAAATGATGACTGGTAGGCAACGGCTTCTGGCCATATCATGCACGGTGACATCGTTGGGAAGTATTGACCCTCATCGTTTTCAAGCACCACATTCCAGTCAGCTAACATTTCGCACAGCGTATCCATCTTCTCTAGGTTTCCCATACTCTTGACCCTACGCTGGTCAATCAGGAATATCTTTCCGTCCTTAATTCCACCTAACGTGAAGACAGTCCAGTCGTTCTTTTCGTTCAGTCCAGCACTAAGGTCAATGCCGACGCCTAGGCAGTCATAATCTTCTGGGACTTCGCCTTTGACAATTAGGTCTGGTGAGATACCAACGTCACTTGATTGAACTGCTGTATTGAGATACTGGTATGCGAATGCAACACGGTTCTCCATCTTGCGTTCGTTTAAGTATTTCATAGACCAGAACTCTGGCCAATACGAACGTTGTCTACCTTCTGCGTCTGTTATGACAGCTTTCTGGATAATTTGTTTCCAGTTGTTTTTGGGAACAAAAAGTGTTGCATGGATATCGTCAAAGTGGAATCTAGTTCCCAAACATATAGCTCGTGCTCCTTGGAACATAGTAGGTGCAATGACATTGGACCACGTTTGCTCCATCTCCCTTCTAATGTCTGGGTTGTTAATGGACGCAGCGGATTTAATAGGGTCATCGATAAGCACCAATTGTGACCGTTTTGAAGTAATGGCTCCTTTGAGACCTCCACACGCAATGGTAAACGCCTCTTCACCTGCTGTATCAATTCCTGCAAAGTCATAGTCAATACTCCAGTATTCATCTGAACGTTTAATTTTTGATAATCTCACCATCGGAAAGATTTCACGGTATTTATTACTTATTAAAATACCTTTGATAGTTGCACTTTTAGCTCTACTGATGTCAACCATATAGGCGATATACAGTATTCGTAGCATTTGCTTGGCAGCTGTATGTCTACCAATCATCCATGCTGCAAACAATCCAAGGACTGTTGATTTAGCTGAACCCCGTGGGGCAAGGATTGCTGTATTAGGTCCACCAATTCCCAGTAGACATTCACTATCAACACCTGTGCATAGCTCGGCGTGCCATTCCAACATATGGTTGGCTGGCTTCTTACCCATTAATACGCAGAAATCTTGAAAGTTATCTCTTGCTTTTAATACTTCAGGTGATGGTGGTTTTACTGTTACTTTAGTGGCATTCATTAATGCCGTTCTTCTATAAGCTAAAGCAACACTTGGGACTGCCATATAAACATCTAATAGTGTTTACAGTCTAACGCCACCACCCACGTCTGCGTTCCGCCTGATACTGCAACATTCGGTCAGCATAAGATGCACGAGCAGCTTGAATTCTATTCTGTCTACGTGTAATTTCATAGGCAATCCTTATTGCTTCTTGAAACCTACGTCTTTCCTCAATACGTGGGTCAACGGCATAGTAGTCAGATAAGTCTACTCTTTGCATTCCAGGCAGAGGCGCTTGAATAGTTCCACGTAGACGTATGGCACGTGTACTGTGCTCCCTAATCTCTGGTAATTCTGGTATTTCAGGTATCATCATTAGTTGCTTACCTCGCTATAGACTTTTGCCCATACAGCATTCATTGCATTATCGATGGGTTCTGCAAACTGGGGGTCATCTTTAAAGATGTTTGTTAGTTCACGCATCACACGGTCAGCACCAGCAAGGATTAATCCACGCTTATCGGTAGAACGATTGATACGCTCACTGACTTCGATGTGTGACCTGAGCTCTTTCTCTAGCGCCGCTAGGCGCGCAGCACCGTTGTCACCTTTGATTTCACCGGATGTCACTGCCATGCGCAACTCTTGAATATCACTGTGTAGTGCAGCAATCTCACTGTTAAGGATTTCACGCCTGTTCAGTTTCTTATACTTCATTTTGACCCACCTAGATAGGTCATTGAATGTGCCTGGATATCCAAGTATGCCTGCGTATACCCAAATTTCAATAATTGATGGAGTGTATTCAGCAAACTCTTTGAACTCTTCGCTCTCTGATGCTGGAAGTGTATCCAGCCATTGGTCTACATACGTTAGGTAGACCTTTGAACCTTTTGCAGTCGAAGTAGTCATTAGAACATTCCTGCTAAGCCACGTGCATACTTACTCTGCCTTGCAGCTGTTTTACCTTCTTCCGTTGTTTGTTGCATCATGTTCTTACGTTCCTCACTACCTGTTGCTCCTATCTTACGAACATCTTGGTCACCTTGACCGATGATTGTTTTACGGTCTTCTGAACCTTTTACTTTAGTCAGTGCTTGTTCCATATAACCTTGAGCATCAATCTTACGGACATCTTGGTCACCCTGAGCTCCAATTTTGCTTAAGTCTACATTTCCTTGTGTATTGATCTTATCTTTATCGACTTGACCTTGTGCACCAATCTTATTGATATCTACATTGCCTTGAGTATTTACCTGACGAACCGCTTCATCACCAGTTGCATTAATCTGCTTGAGCTCTTCTCTACCCTGTGTTGCAATATTTAGTCTGTTCTGGTCACCTTCTAACTTAGTCTGACCTTGTTGGATATCACCCGCTTGTGCTGCAGCGTTAAGTCCACGGTTTGCTTCATCGACAGCAAACTTAGATTGATAATCAAATTCAGCACCCATCTTCCCCATGCCGTATTTAAACTCATCTCCCATGATTATGGAAGTGTTTGCTAACTCAAGCTTTGCAGCATCAGTCATTTGACCAGTCGCAATCTCAGCATTGGTGTATGCCAAATCCTTTGCCATCTGGTTGTTCAGCACGGTCTGAACATTATCTGCCAAGAAAGTATTCTTCAGTGCTTGACCCGCAGTATCGTCTGCATCAGGACTCCAATTATAGAATTGGTTCATGATGGACTGAAAATTAAATAAGCCTGTATTCGTTGCCATCTGCGCTTTTAGCTATATCTCTTCTTATTCTACAAAGTTAGAATGTAGTTAACTTATTTGAAAGTAATATGGCTAACGTCAATAATTATATTGCTGCTGGA